GTCTTAATGCCCCTACTCGTTTCTGCTAGATAATTGGTAACGTTTTGATAGCCAAAAATCTTTCTTGGCAAGTTCCGCTGCCAACGCACCCATTGACCATCAACGTAGTAGTCACCCTCAAACCGCGTCCCATCCCGCTTGATGCCAGGAAGAGACTTGATGACTACAGGAGTTGTTGCCATTAGAACGTGCCGCCACTAATGGGGTCTAGGCCCAAATTGATTCGAGCATTGGCAGCTGTAATAGCGCCTGTACCGCCCAGTGCAACAGGCAATGGCAAGCTAATGCCACCTGTTTCTGCTTGAATAATTTGTGAGCCATTGCAATACAAAATAGCAGAGGCGGTTTGCGTAATTGCAATACCCGACAAAGCGGCTGTTTTTACAGTAAGTGTAAATGCGCCTGTTGTGTTGTTGGTCACCCAATACTGTTGCACAGTGTTTGGCACAATAATGTTTCTATTGCCAAGCAATGCGCCTGTAAAACTGTAGGAAATACGGTTTAACTCAGAACCAGAAAGTGTGTAGTCACCGGTGCCTGCAACATTGATAGCAATGTAGTCAAAGGCAAAGATCGCTGACTGCCCAAAACCCAACGAATAGTAGCTGGTGCCATCAGTTAGCAAAATAGCAGAATCAAGTGGTTGCAAAACAAGTGTTGATTGCAGGTCAATTGTATTGGAACCAACTGTTGCAATTGTCAAAGTGCCAGTGCCTGCGTTCTTTACCTGCACAAACCAGTTATTGCCAGCAAGTGAGGCAAGAGGCAAAGTAAAGGTACCCACACCGCTTGTCCACACAAAAGTATTGGCACGATCGGGCACCAAGAATGTGTAGTTACTAGTATACGTTTGTGCAGGCATAGACTGCGACAACAACGAACCTAGTGCAATAATCCCTGTACCGGCAAGAGAAGCAGCATTGGCGGCAGATACAGCAGCACCATACTGAAATGTCCGCCATGTGCCTGCTGCTGTGGTGTTGTCGGTCAAATAAATCTGGTATGTGGTGCCTGCCGCAGAACTCAAAATCTGAGTGCCAGTGGAATCATGTACTGTGTAGGAATAGGCACCTGGGTTGTTGAACAAAATTGTTTGCCCAACGGACACCTCATTTGCAGGTGGCAACCACAGTTGCTTACTGCCTGCTGTGGGCGTCACATCCATGATGCTGGCAATCAAGTTGGTACCCGTAGAAGCTTCCACCGGCCAACTAAAAACTGTTATTGCGTCACTTAGTGAAACAGCGGCGTAAGAAACCACAGTTGACGCTATGTTAGAGCCGCCAAAGATATTAGTAAAGACAGTCATCGTTATACCTCTTGTCTTGACGATGCACGGTCAATGACCTTCTTGTCGTCTTCTTGGCTAAGTGCACCAGCAGCCATTTGATAGAATTGCTGCCACACAGGAATGCGCTCATCATTTTTCAAATAAGGTGTCGCCTCAAGCAATGTGCCGTACAGCAACACATTTGGTGCGAATTCAGTCAACCAGTTGGTTTGACTTTCATCATCAAGCAATGCCGGCAACTCGTAATACACAATTTCAACTGGGTATGCAGAGCTTGGCGTAGGTGCAAAAAGCCAGTGCCTGTAGTCGTAATCTGTATAAAAAACAGGTTGTGCAGTTTGTGTTTGGTCAGGCCAATACTGCCTGCAATACTCATAAGAGCGACCGTAAATGGTGGTACGAGAATTGCTACCGGTGCCTGTCCCAATGTTTATTGACACCGTTTCCCGCCAACGATCTGGCTTTGCCATCACCGCCACATTTGCCTGCATGTTGGTAGAGACAACAGTTTGAAAACCTTGAATCTTTAGGTCACGCGAAATGCGCCGTTCTGCAAGGTTGATGAGTTTGGGAATTTGTGCGTAGACAAGGGGATCGGTAGCGGCAGAAGCCCCCCGCTCCAAGTAACTGCGAACATCGTCCTTCAGGGACGAAAAAGTCATTGCCTGTGGCATGTCTTGTCCTTATGCGTAGGCACGTGTTCCCTGCTTGTCAATAATCAGTGCTTGCTGACGGGCTGGGTTGCCTTCAATGTTTGGGATTGACACATGGGTCCAGCGGTCGAATTCACGGATCACTTGGTCGTATTCTATATCAGATTCGATGATTTTTGACACAACTTCGTTAGGTGTCATACCCGGGACTCTAATATCAGCTGCACACCCGTGACGATGTTGCGACTTGTCTGAAGACCCAACTGCGTCGTTTACCGCTTTAGAGCGGAACGCAGAGTTGACAATGATTGGCTTATCGCCAAGTAAGGTCTTGACTTCTTCAAGGAATTCAGCCAGTCTTTTAAGGTTTGTAAGTTCAGTTTCATTAGGTTCATTCTCCAGTTCACGATGATCGGTGTGGGTTAGTTCTTCAAGGGTAAAGTTGGGGCTTAGGTTCATGGTTTTCCTTTCAAGGTTTGGTAAACAGAGTTATATGCATCAATGCAAGCGTTCAGTTGCCTGATGGCTTTGTCTCCATCGTCTGTGATGGCAATAAGATTTTTAGCAGTCTCTCGGTCAAGTTCGGCTGTTGCTTGAATGCTATTTCCGGCGGGAGTGGGGGCATTTGTGGAGGTTGATACGGCGCACTCGGGGGCTTGGATAGGAACCCGCAGCTTGAGAGCACCAGAGTCAAGGTCAGCGTTGCGCTTTTGAGAAAGAGTTTGTGCATTGGCTTGAGCTTTCTTTAGTTTAAGTGTTGCATTATATGCGTCTTGAATGAGTCTTTGTTCAGTTTCACGACTTTTTTGGTTTAGTGCCGCTATCTCTGCTTGTTGTCTACTGGCCTCATCTTCTTCCCCTTTGTAGTACCCACCACCAAAAGCAAATAGGATGGCGAGAACCACACTCAGAATGGCCCAAGGGTTAAAGATAGTCACGGCTTAGGCGCCTCTTCGTCGTCATGGGACAGCTTAATGCCAGCAAGCAACCCAATGAACCCGCCGCATATTGTTTGAAATGCTGGGCCAATAAGCTTGAAAATTTCGCCATTGTCCACCTTTTCGTCAAACAACCCCATCATTAGGGTGAACACCATGCCGCACACCACAAGGCACAGTGTGGAGGCGACCATCAGGGTCACCCTATAAGTTAGCTTGCCTCGTAACGTTTGTTCCATGTCTGCCCCTTATGGTTTAGGTAATTCATCGGTTTTCATCATTGCGTCAGTCTTGTCTTTGCTTGACTTGCTTGACCCGTAAAAGAATGAGATTATTGTGGCAACCGCTGTACCCAGCAAAAAGCCCAAAATGATGTTGGCAAAGTCACGACCACCTTCTGGCAGTTGGATAAACGTCACGCAGAAAAAGTAAATGACTGAGGTTGCTGACCAGAACCAAGCAAAATAATAGATAAAGTGCTTGGCGGTTGTGTCATTTGGTGCTATCGGGTCTTGCATCTTCTTTTTCCTTTTTGACTTGATTTATCAAACGCTGCACCTGTTCTTGCTGCCGTTTTGTTTCTTGTTTTGCTTCCAAAATATCCAAGTACATTGCTCCCATGACTGGCAAAAGAACTCCAAACACAATGACCATACTCAAAAAAGCAATTAAAAACCCCATTTCACTATTCTCATTTGCCGGACTGCTAAAAACATTAGGTGGAGGTATGTAATAACTATCATTACCGCTCCTATTATTAGCGCTCTGTCTTGCAATTGGTTTAGCATTTTTTTGCGTTGCCATAATGCGACCCTGCCCTTTGCTTCCTGCGCCAACCTTTCCTGTTCCTGTTCTGCTTGCAACCTTTCAAACTCATCTTGAAACCTTGACCACACCGCACCCAGTGCTGGGTCAACACCGTAAATCAACAACTCTCTCAACTCAACTGCTTGCCGCTCTAACTCCATCTCTTGAAAGATGTTGTCAAGTGCTTGCGCCTTTAATGACTTACCCTTTGGCGGGTTTTTCTTTTGTTCAGCAGCAGCGGCTTTGACTTGTTCGTGGGCATCAAAAAATTTACCGATGTGACCAGAAATCTCCATTGTGATGGCAGAGACATCTTTGGCAACAGCCTTTGCATCTTTGTATAACGCAACTCCCTGCTTGATGGCAGCGATAGCGGCAAGGGCGAGTGTAAAAGGGTCAATTTACAGCCCCAATACTTTTTTGACTAACTCACCAGCAAAGCCTGGGCCCAGCAACACAGCCCCAATGGCAATGTAGAGCAAATACTCAATACGGGTCATGCGTTTGTCACCAGCAGCAAACGACTTCTCAATTGCCGCATACCGTTGCGCGCAAATGGCTTCATGCACAGCAAAGTCTTTTTCTATGTCCATGTCTCACCCTATAAAAATAGATTGGTTGGTGCTAGGCGTTGTGTAGTTATATAGAAACACAATCAATGCACTACCGCCTGCGCCGCCTGCGCCATTGTTTGCTACGTTAGTTCCGCCTGAACCACCAGCACCGCCGCCCGCATAATCTGCACTAGCGCCAGCAGGCCCAACTCCTGATGGGATAGCTGTTGAGTTTCCACCAGAGCCGCCCGCACCACCTGAAGAACCAATTGTCCCAACTGTTGTCAAAACGCCATTTAAGTAAAGATATGGAAACTCGCCATTATTTGTAGCATTTCCACCTGCGGCTTTTGAACCACCACCTCCACCTCCACCTCCAAGTGTACCAACACTACCTGCGTTACCTGAGGTTCCACCTGCAGCAGTAGTGCCTAATAAGTTTTGACCACCTGCCCCACCTGTTGGAGTACTTGACGCGCTACCTGCGCTTCTTTGCCCTCCGCCACCTCCGCCAGCTCTGTCTGTGCCGGCAGCCGATGTATACCCCTGCCTATACGTTAAAGACGGCGCTGCGCCGCCTGCACCGCCTGTGCCATCTGGACTGACGCTACCGCCGGAACCATTGCGCCCAAGTGACCCGAATCTTCCAATTGGCGTTGACGCTGATGCTGATGCGCCTGCGGTAGAAGTCGTACTTGCACTAGCACCTGCGTAAGCCCTTGCGCCTTGCGTTGAAAGTGTGGGCGCAGCATTAGACACTACATTTACCCAAGTTGTGCCACCTGTCGTGTCGTAATAAATTGTAGTTGCAGAGGTGACTGGCAAGTTGTAAGAAACAGCCATACTTCCAGATGCGCCCCCGCCGCTACCTGCACCTGCTGTTGTTCTTTTTGCACCGCTACCACCTGCGCCAAACACAATAACAGCATTTGAGTTGCCTATATTTGAAGGGGGCGTAAACGAGCCGGAACCAGTAGTTATTGCGTACCCTCTAATATTGCCGGCAAAACTAATCCCA